TCTTTTCCATCCGTCTTTCCGAACTTTCATCTGGAATTGAACCCGTTCAAACTGAACATTATTTTCGTAACCTGGTTCACTGCTGGGGGAAGTGAGAAGGACGGTTCCCTTCTTGAATCGCTTTTGCACCCCTCGATAAGTGACGGTGAAATCCTTGCTATTGACCGTGTTCACATACTGGTCCAGCAAATTGGAAATCGTCACCCAGTCCGATGTGGCTACGTTCCTTTCGTAGCTGTAAACGGCGTCGGCGGTGGCTTCCTTCAATCCCTCTTTGAATGGGATTCCTGCCGATGAACAAATGCTTTTTCCGAATTGCCACGTAAGCGAAATGGGCACACTTGCCCCGGTGCTGGTCTCCGCTGTCGGCTCGGCCTTCGCCTCGAAGATTGTCTCTTCGGTGTTCTCGTAGCTGAGTCGAAGAATGCCGGGCCGTGCTGTCGGGTCCGGGTCGTCCGCTTCTTTGTCCCCACCGTTCTGGTTCTCGCTCTGGTTGCTGTAATCAACCGTTACCTCGTACAGAACCCCACCCTCCCCGGTGACGGCTTTTTCTTCGGCCTCCACACTGCGGGCGAGTACACCCCTGTAGGAATCGGAATAGGCGTCCCCGATGCTGATAGCAACGGCGGCGGCTGCGGTGTCCGCTCCGTCCGTCTTGTCATCACACTTGACCAAATAAACCCGCTTCGCTTTAAGCGTCGGTTTCTGGTCCGCTGAGAAGGTGCGTTGTCCTTTAAGCTTGCTCCAAACTACTGCCACTAACCCCCAATCCGAACTACTTGCTCCCGGTGTTCACTGATCGTTTTCAGGTACTTTTCCATTGCCGTCTGCTTCGCCAGTTGTGCAGCGACGGATTCATTTATCTTTTCCAGTGGTGTGCGGGTGTCGCCTCTGAATCCGTTGGTGAACCTCAATTCAAGTGCTGAGATTTGAGGATCGGACAACGGCTTGTAGACGCCTTCCATTGCCTTGGCGTTTGCCCGTGCGGCCTGATCTCGGCTCAAGTATCCCGCTTGTTCTGCTGCGTGGATTTCTTCCAGTTTTTTCTGGTAGTTCTCCCACGGTGTCAGGATGTCGTCTGCGATCTGCTTAGCACTGGCGGCGAGGTCGTCCTGCGCCTTCTTCTGCTTTTCCGTTTCGGTCGTGGCCTTTTGCAAGCTGCGGGCGTACTCCACTTCCTGACGGTTTGCCCCGGCGGCTTCCAATTTCCAGATTTCCATTTCGTCGGACGAAAGCTTCACGGCTCTGGCGTGTTCCTCGAATTGATGAATGAGGCCGGAAACATTTTGGTTTCTCTCCGCAAAAGCTTTCTGATCGTGAACCCATCGCTGGGCGGCGGCTGCCGATTCAAGCTGTGCCCGTGTCGCCCCTTGTTCGGCCAGTTTCTTTAACTGCACTGCCTCGGTCGTCATGTTCACAAACCGGGATTCTTCTTGCAGCGAGGCGATGGTCTTCTCGATGCTCTCCCGCCGTTTGTCTTCTGCCTCATACGCTTGGGCGATTCGCTTTCCCTCCTCGGCCTCTACCTTCTTCATTCCCTCAATCCATGCAGGGTTGTCACGGCTTGAGGCAATGCTGGACGTGTGGCGTAAAAAGTCCTGGTGGTTGGCGATGGCTTCGTTTTTCGCCTTGGTGAGACGGTCGATATTTGCGGCCATACGCTGGAGGTCTTCTTCGCCTTCATCAATGCCTCTGCGTTCTTTTACTCCGCCGTGGCCTGTCTCTCGGACGTTCTTATTTTCCTGCTTGCGAAGCTCTGCAACCGTTTTGGCTAAGGCGTCATATTTCTTTTGTTCTTCTGCAAGCTGTGAACCGAACAACTTGGCCTGCGGGCCGACATCGGCGGCAATGGCTGCCTGTTGTGCGTGGTAACGGCTGGCGGCTGCACTGACTTTGTTCAGGGATTCGCCTGCGTCTTCTCCGGCTTCGGATACTGCGGCCATTTGCTGCCGGATTCCGGCCATAGCTGCATTAGTTTCCTTGCCTGCTTCCGCTGACTTTTTGGAAATGCCGTCGAAAGCCGTATTCACCACGTTGATGCCGATGGCGGCTGCACCGGCTGCGGCTGCAAGTGTTATCCATCCCTTGGGGCCTTGCAGGGCAAGGACCACGGCTTGGCCTGCTGCCCATGCTCGCTGGGCGGCCACAAGTGCGAACATTGCCACCTTGTAGGCGGTCACGGCGGCGACGGTGCCGACAATCACCTTGGCCAGTAACCGGATAGCGTCTTTGTGGTCTGTGATGTACTTGGCGGCGTCACGGGCATAGGTCGCCAGCGTTGCGATAGCGGGCAGCAGTTGTTCGCCGATTGCCTTTCCGATCTTGCCCACTTCACGCTGTGCAATCTGAATCTGTCCGCTGAATGTGCTACCGGCTGCCTCTGCTGCGCCACCGAATTCGTTTGAAAGCTCACCCAGAATGATTTTCTGTGCCCCGATGATGTCCCCGGACTCTTGCAGGGTTTTTATCTGTTCAATCTGGGATTGCGTGAAACTTACACCGGCACGCTTCAAGGCCACGAACCCATGGGCAGGGTCGTTCAATGCCTTGCCGATCTGGATAACAGACGATTTCAAATCCTGATCCAGAACCGTGGAAAGGTTGGCGGCTGCCGTCATGGCCTGTTTGAATTCGTCGCCTCGAATGTTCGTGAAGGTGGCAAGGATCGCCTGTGCGGAAGTGACGGCTGCTCCCCCCAGCGTCGTCACTGCGGTTAGCTCCTTCGCCATTCCCTTCATCTCGTCGGCGGAATATCCGGCGGCTTGTCCGGTGCTGCGAAGAACGGCTCCAAGTCGTGCGGTGGCCTGTTCGGATTCTCTCGCTCCCTCAAATCCTTTCCACAAGCTGAATCCAAGTCCTACGGCTCCAAGCAATGAAGTGAACCCGCTGAAAACCCCGCCTACTTTGTTGGCGGTGGTCCCCAAGCTGTTCAGGGCGTTCTCCCCACCTTTCAAACCGGCGGCAAGCTCGCCCGAATTGGCGGTAAGGACTACGGCTAATTTGCTGATCTCGGAAGCCACGTCTTATCTAGGGGATGTCGAGTGCAAAGCGGTGAACTTCATCATTGCTCGATTCATTTCGTCTTGTGACTGGTCGGGCGGCGGCGGGTCGTAGGACGGAACAAAGTCCGAAAGCTTGGCGGTGTTGCTGCCTGCGATCTTGCAGGCGACCAAAGCCTGCAAGGCTGATCGAATGTCCGCTCGGGGCTGGTCTAGCGGTTCGGTTTCGGCAAAGGCTAGAACCTCTCCGCATTCAAGAGACGAAAGGGATTCCAGCAAAGGGCGTGGGTGTGGGTGTCCGCATTGCCAAGCAAGGCGAAACCAAAAACGGAAGGAAGGGTCACTTAGTTTTTTTTGGCGGCGTCGGCGGCGTCCTGGCCGATGCCATTCACTCGATTGGCAATCGCACAAAGGCGGTTCACCAATTGGCCGTCCTGCTCCTCAAGCTGGGCGGCATCTTCGGGGAGGAAGATGTGCTGGCCTTGCTCATCCCTGAGGCAATGAATCAAAAGCATGATCCCCATGCGGGCTGGGGATTCCTCGCCTAGCTTTTCGGCAACGTCACGGTCGAAAAACTTAACCCGTTCCAGTCCGTTCAAGCTGTGAACGAAAAGCGTTCCGCCCCACTCGGGAACGTCTACGGATTCCGTCTTCACGGTTTTTGTTTTGAGGATTTCCTCACGATTCATCGGGTCCAATCTTTAAGAGCCGGTCACGTCTGCGAGGGGTTCCCATTTGCCGGTAATGGAGATTTTGACGGAGGTCATTACTACCTTGCCGTTCTCAACGTCCTGGTCGCCGATCTCGCTGAGATAGCCCATACCTCGCCACCCCGAATCGTCGGCGTAGTGAATCTGGAATGCCTTCGGCAAACGGAAAAGCTCGTACAAATCTGCGGTCTTCGTCTTCTCGTATTCGATGTCACACTCAAGGTCTCCGGTGCTCGCCAAACCGGGAATCTTTTCCTCGTACTCGTCTTCCGAATCGAGAACGGTTGTGTCGATGTCCTTTGCAGTAACCTTCGGCGGCTTGATCGTCTTAATGCGTGCAATTGCCACGTAGGTTCCGGTCAGCGTGTCCGAATATTCAAGCGTTGCCCCATATGCCTTTTGAGCCATAGAAATCCCCGTTAGGTGGTCGGGGGTATCTATGGTTTCTGGGATTCATTTCTGGCGGGCGTTAGGAACGGACGGCGTATAGGGTGGAATATGTTTGCACTCGGACAAAGATTGAATCGGCTTCCCCATCGGTGGCGGATTCTTCGATGTCGGTCTCGTCCTGAAACATAATGGGTGCGTATTCGATGCCTTCAAACGTCTGGCCGTAACCGTCTAGCAGGGTCTGGAGTCTCTGCGATACGTCGGCGGCTTGGTCGTAGTCATAGGAGTAGACACCTAGCTCGATTTCAGCGGTGCGATAGTCGGCGGGTCCGTCTGCAAGCGTGGTGGAAGTTTCACCACGGCGAAATTGTGTGGTGATGAATGGCGGTTGCTCACCTTCTGCAAGGTGCAACGGGCGCACTTTCGCCCCTACGATGGCGGTTATCCCTGCGTCACTGCGGATAAGATTTCTGAAAGAAGATTCAAGACTCATTTCCCCCCAAGTTTTCTAGCTTCGCTTTCGACTACTTCGGCGTATTTCTCCCCGGCTGCTTTCGTCGCCTGCGCCTTCGTCGTCTGGTATGCCTGCCGGATCGTCGGATGTGCAGGGCTGCCGGGATGATGAAAGACCTGGCCGTTCTTGCCGGGAATGTCGTGGGGCTTCGTTCCCCCTTCGACTAGATGAAAATAGTTTGCCGGGACGGATTTCTTCACTCCTCTGGGCGTCGTGACAACGGCCTGCACGCTTCGCCTTGCTCCCACCACGGCGACGGCGGCGGCCTTGTAGGTTTTGATTTTTCTTCCGATGCTCTTTTTGAGTAGGCCAGTTTTCTGGGGAACGGCTGCCCGAACCGCTCGCATCACCGGTGTAGACATTGCGGTGACGGCGGCTTTGTTTGCCTTCTTGTTCACCTTGTCCGGCAATAGCCGTAGAAGGTTTTTCAGTTCCTTCTCGCCTACAAGTTTGATGCCTTCTCTAAGGGTGCTGGTGGCCATTACGTCGGCCTTTCGATGCAATTGAGCACCAGTTCTTCGTTCGCTTCGTTCGTGTTCACAATTCCGACGATGGCGAATTTCCTGCTGTGGAAGGTGAGGCGGTGCCGTGGCGTGATGTCGGCGGCATAGCGAATGCGTACCTCGTGGGAAATCGTCGCCACTTGCTGGGGCGTGGCGTCCTTCTGTTCCTGTGCGGTCAGTGGCTTGCACCTTCGGTCTGAACGGGTGCCTCGATGGTGACTCTGTGCCGTAGGTCGCCTGCCTTCATGCAGGTATCTATGGTGTGGCTGCACTGATTAGCTTGGCGGGGTCATTCCATGCGTCTACTACAGTGAGGGCTGCATGTTCTTTCATCATGCGGACAGTGAAATCCCGTCCCCACCCGTGGCGTAGTACGATCATCGGAACGGCTGGCGGCAAACTGGCCGTAGCTAGGTGGCTGGTGCCACTGTCCTGGCCGATGTACAGGCGGCAACTCTGCAAAAGCTCGATGGCTGCGTCGGTGTCGTAATCACCACTATGGCAAACCTCGCCCGATAGATGCTGCGACGTGTCGGCGTGGCCGATCACTGCGAAGCTTCTGCCGGTTGCTTGGATGGCGTCGGCTACGGCCTGCCAGTGCGGCCAGTTCTTTTGGGGGTCGAACTTGCGGCTCCTCGTGCCGATCACCACGTCGGCGGAAAGTCCCCGGCGACGGGGCCGGAACGGGATGGGCTGCCCCTCGTGTAGCGGGTACATCTCCTGCGATGGGGTGAGGTTTCCGGCTCGGACGGGGTAGTGGTTTGGAAACAGGGCCGTTAGCTCTGGCCACTTGTGGCGGTTGCTGCGAATCGTTCCGGCTCGCTTCTCGTCTGGTATCGGGTCTGTCCAGTTGGTGACGTATGCGGTAGCAGATGGGAAAAGAACTTCCTCACCGGGCCTGCAACAAACGATTTTCGTTTTGGCCTTGTGGAAGTGAACGAGGCGAGTGTGGGACATAATCAGATGCCCAAACTCGCCAACAAAAGGAAGGAACAAACAAGGGCGGGCTGCTTCTTCATCCGTGCGGGCTATCCATTCCCGTAGCTCTGCGGGCGGCTCGTCTGTGGCAAGGGCAAACCCCTTGCGGACAAATTCATGGTTTTCGGGAAGCTCGTAAATGTGGCCAAGTTTGTAGCACTTGCCTTGCGTCCCGAGGGTCTTGTTCATTCGGTAGAACATCGGGCCTACAGGTATCCCCCGGCTCGGTGCTGGTCGTGAATTGCTTGCAGTCCAAAGGCCACCACGTTCTGGGCCTTGTCGTTCGTCGCCTCTCGGTTGGCGTAAAGGTGTGCAACGTGCAACAGGATTGCCGTTTTGATGGAAGGGGCCACGGCTGTGCCTGCGGTGTAGGTGACGGTGCCGGGCCAAGTGCCACTATGCAGGTACAGATAATCGGTGGTGCCGTACCTGCGAACCTCGAAGCCGGATGTGTCCTGTGGGTTGCCGTCCCGATCCTCCACGGCGTCAATCGAGACAACGGGGCCTCGTGGTAGCTGCACCATTCCCCACTGTGGCGGGCTATCGGTGTCGTACCATGTCGCCGCTATCTGCCGGGTGACGAGGGTGCTTTGCGTGGAAGTCTCGGCAAACTCTCGGGCCGTGGAAATCAAAGCCGTGACAATGGCCTGATCGTCGTCGTTGTCGAGCCTGAGCCATGCCTTGGCGTCGGCATAGCTGACGGGTTCTGTCGGATTGGTCAGATAGTGCCATTTCATTGGTTAGGCTTTCAGGTGAGACGTAACTTTGTCGGCCTTCACTGCGGAAATAACTTTGTCAGCCTTAACTGGTGGCTTTGGCTTGTCGGCCACTACCTTGGCTTTCGGGGCTGGCTTGTCCTGTACTTCCGTTGCTAGTCCGGCTCGGACATAACCCTCGGCCTCGTTAAGTTCGCTGGCGTTAAACTCGTAAGCTTTCCCCCGGCGGAAACAGAATCCCGGTGTGCATGTCGTTTGCTTAAATTGAAGCTTCATGTCTTTAGGTATGCTTGTGCGGTCTCGATTAAACGAAAACCGCCGGGCAACGTGCCCGGCGGTTTTCCCGAAAAAGGAGTAAAAGCTTCTTAGCTTGCGGCGTTCTTCAACAGTTTGACACCGTTGGAAACAAAGCCGTTTCCGCCGATTCCGATCACTCGCAAACCGGTCTGCATCGGGTGTTCCGATTCGCCTTCGTACCTCAGCACTCGCTGTGCCCCGTTCTGGGTCACGATGAGTGAGGAAGCGGAAGCGATAACGGCACTGACGTGGCCTGCCCCCGGATTCTGCAAGGCGGAAGTCATGAAGATCGGCGCACCGAACAAGCGGTCGGGCGAATCATCGCTCAAGCTGGCGATGTAAATCTGCATGTTGTTGTCATCGACAAGGCCATAAACGGCCTGCATGAATCCAGTCGATGCGAAGATAACGGCATCGTTCTGGTATTCGGCTGCAAGCGAGAACTTCCAATTTACAAGCTCCTGATAGGTGAAGGCGGAAGTCCCGGCGGTCGTCACGCCGACACCGGCTGCGCCACCCCCGGTGGTCATCGTCGCCACCATGTTGGCTGCGCTCTTCAATTCCACGACATCACGCAACGGCTGAACGTAGGCGTCCAGAATGTTGGGGACGGAACGAACCAACAGGTCCGAAATCCAGCGGGTGCCGGAATCGAAAAGGTTGGTAGCTGGCAACAGGTTGGTAACGGCGTCGTTCTTGGCGTTGTCGCCGACGTATGCCTGCGAGATTGCATCGACGCTAGAACCGGTCAGGTCGATAATCGGCACGTTCGTGAAGCCATCCGTCTGAATCGGCGTCAAGCCGTAATACTGCAAGGCTGCCAAGAATGGGTTCTTCTGGCGTTTGATGAACACCGGCTCGGAAGCTGGCAAGCTGACACCCACGGTGCCACCGGGGCTGCCGTCTGGTACTGGGCCTGCAATCATCGTGGCCAGCATGTGCGGCATCTGGCCAGTACGCAGGTAGGTGTTGAGGGCGGCCTTGTGGCTTTCCTTCGTCACCTTGGCCGAATCAAGCTTCTCGGCGGCGAGTGCCTCGTTAAGCTTCATCCCTGCCCACTGCTTTTCCGATTCGATTTCTTCCCGAATCGCCTGACAGTTGGCGTAGTGCTTGGCCATTTCGGCCTTTTCCTCGGCAGTCGGCTTGCGGCCTTCCTTGGTAGCTTCGGCCTGAATCTTCATGCCTGCCTCACGGCTGGCGTTAAACTTCTCTCTGAGTTCCTTAGACATTAGTTCCCCTAAAAAATCGGGCTGTTACAACCTCGCCCGATCTCTGCCGGGGTCCGCTGTCGTTCTTAGTTAGTCCTGCAAAACCAGATTTTGAAAATCAGGTTCCTCTTCATCATCAAGATTCAAGTTTTCAAAGTCCTGGCTGTCTGCCTCCAGTACGTCCACACTGGTGGAAATAAATGCGGGGACGGGGCAGATTGAAAACTCGTCAATTACGATGGTCGGGATGTGGATTCCGTTCTCGTCGGTTGCTGCGGTCTCGAAATATCCGCAACTCATGCCGGAGACGTACCGATCCTCTACAAGCTCATAAACATCTTCCGCCAGTGTGGTGCCGGGCAATGTGCAGGTAACCTTGATGCCGTAGTCGTCCGGCTCAATTTTCAACGTGTTGTTAGCGGTGCTGCCTAGCACGTTGGAATCGTCATGGTTGTAAAGGCAAAGAACCGGGCGGTCGGTCGGATAGCTGACGTTGCCCTTGTCGAATCGCCTCGGGCTGCCTTCGTCGCTGTTCACACCCCACACCACGGCATAGCCTGAAAGGGTGAGCACTTCTTCGCCTTCGGCCTGTTCCTCCACCGGATCGGGTGCCGGTTCGGTAGCTGGGGCAGGTGCGGCGGCTGCTGGCGGAATCTCACCGGCTGGCGACAAGTCGGCGGCGTCCTTCGCTGCGAGTTTGGCGGCGGCTGCCGGTGTAAAGATGCTGAACTTCTTACCCATTATGTTCCCCTGTGAAGTCGTGCTCGTGGGTGATAGCGGCCAAGTCTGGCGGCGTCGTCTCTTCCTTCTTATCTATGGCGTACAGGTGGCGTCTTAGTTGTGCCCCGTACTTTTGGCCGATCCGCTCCCCGTGGTGATTGTGTTCAAGGTCGATGCCGGTAACGGCTGCGAAGCTCTCCAGAATCGGGGCGATGGCTTCGCCTGCGTACTTGGCTTGCTCGTCACTGAAAGCATTTGCCCACGGAATCCATCCGGTGGAGTTGTCGAATTTCTTTTGAGCGTTGGCCGTGGCCATTCCGGTTTTCCGGTGAACCCGTCCGGCTGCGTCTTTCACCATCGGGGCGAATTGTTCCAGCGTCGGCTTCGGCTCTGCCGTCGCCTGCTTTGCTGGGGCCTGCTCGATTGCCGGGGGTGCCTGCACTAGTGCAGGTACTGGCGGCAAGCTGACGGGCGGGTGCGCCGCCGGTGCCGGTTGCTGGCCTAGCTGGATGGTGTTTGCGGCTACTCGTGGTTTGCTGCCCAAACCGTCTGGCAACGGTGGGAAATCGAGCAAGGCTCGCTCCTCGTCAATCGTGGTCAAACCTGCGAGCAATCGCTTTCCGGCCAATTCGTTTTGTGTGGTCGGATCGCCACGAAGTAGGCTATCGGTATTCGTGCCTGCGAAGTAACCCCGCTGCCGTTCGGCTTTGCTGAAAAGCTTTTTATTGATTTGCTGTTCTGTTTTCAGACACCACGGAAGGAACGTATAGGTCACGAGGGCCACGTTCATGCTGTCTAAATTTGCGTAGTGCGATTCGCTGTAGTCGTAAAGAACAAACGGCTCGCAGCGCAAAATCCTGGCTACTTCCAGAATCGAGAATTGCCGGGTTTGAAGTAGCTGGGCTGCCTCTGCGGTGCTACTGCTTTGCGTGGCCTTCCATCCCTTGTGCAGGACGAGGGGCCTGTGGGCATTGCCTACGCCACCGTATAGGTTCGCTACTTGGCCTTTCATGTCGGCAAGCTGTTCGGGCGTCAGCGAGGCGTTCTCGTTTTGGATGCTGAATGCCCCGGTGCCCCTCTCGAAAAATCCTCCTGCATAATCTTCCGCTGACTGCGAAAGTCGCAGGGATTTCTTCATCAGGTCAACAATGGAATAGCCTTTAACCCCGTCGCCGAATCCCTGGACGTGCAAGATTTCGTCGGCTGGCACTGGCGTTAGCTTGTCGTCGTCGCCTGCCTTCACGCCGTACCACACTTTCCCGTCCAGTCTCACGGGCATAACCCGCTCGGAAGGAAGGTGGTAAAGTCCTGCCGGTTTCCCGTCCTGAAAATCAATCAAGGCATAGCCGTTGCCTAAGATCGCATCGGCATAAAAAGCACTCCAAAAGGTGATGGCGTCCTGCTGTGGGTTCGGCTCGTCATTCAAAAGGAAATCCAGTGGGTGCGAATGATCCCGCTGTCTCACCCCCTGCGTTTTCTGATAGATGAACCTCGGGAATCCGGCGAGGTTTTCGCTGAGGAAGCGAAGTCCCGAAAGGAATGCCGGGACGGTCAAGGCTTGCCGGGTGTCGAACCTCGGGGCAAATAAAGAAGTTCCTACAGGGTCGGTAGACTTCTGGCCTGTGATAATGCCCGGTCGGTTGGTTATGTCGAGTGCGAGTGCGGCCATCCCGATATGTAGGGCCGCTACCATGCAAAGCTAATTGCCCCGGTGTAGTCAATGTTGCTGGTGTCGGCGAGTCGATCACGTAGCACACTGGTTAAACCGGTGACGATTGCGGCTATGCCGTCAATCTTTTTAGATCGTGTCCCGGCATACTTCCCTCGCTGCCCCTCTTTAACCGGGCGGGTGTTGCCGTTGGTGTCTGACCACAATTCCACTTCGGCGGCTTGCGCTCGTAGAAGTCCATTCGGTCGGATGGTGATTTCCTTGGCGGTCAATGCCCTTTCCAATTCTTGGCAAGCTGGGTGCAGGCTTACGGCCTGCTGAGGGACTAGAACGCAAGGCGTGATTGCCTTCCTCTCAATTTCGGCCACTATCATCGACATGTACTTTGCGTCGTAGCTGAGGCATTTTAGTTTGAATCGCTCGGCTGCCTTCCTGATCCTGTGAATTATCTGGCGGTGTACGTGATGGTCGATCGTCTCGCTATCACACAGGGTCACGTCGCCTGCCTTTTGGTACTCGTCAAACTGGATGCCTTCCCGGTCCTGCAACTTGTAGGCTTTCGCCTTGGGAATCCATTGGTGGCAACGGATGTACAACCTTTGCGGTCCTGCCCAAATCCAGACCAAAGCCGTGAGGTCATCGTTCAATGATCCATCAATGGACAAATACAAAGGAAGGTCTTTAACCTCGCTGAGTTTGAACGGGCGTGTGGCGGCGTCCCACTGGTTCATATCGAGCCATTTTTCTTCGCCACTTCCTGCTGCCCACTGCCCCAAGTAGAGGCGGCGGTATTTCGCCTCGGCTGCACTCGATTCCTTGGCGGCTGCGATCTCCGGTAGCAGATTGGAAAAGTTTCCGATTGCCCCCAAGCTTGGGTTAGCTGCCTTGGCGGCTGCCTCGCTTGTCCAGTCGAGTTCCGGCGGTGCCTCATGTATCACTGGGTACAGGTCTTCTACTTCCGATTTACCGTCTAGCACTCTCACGGCCTGCTCGTGCATTTCCCAAGCGAAGCAATGCTTATTCGGGCCTGCATTGGTGGCCATGATGAGCAAGGGTTCCCGCTTTTTCGGCATGTTAATAGCGGCATTTTTTAATAGCTTCCCGCTTGGGTGCTCGTGGATTTCGTCTGCGAGAATGAGAGAAGGTCTGAACCCTGATCTGCCGTCAAAGCTGCCCGATAGCACTTCCCATTTGTTCCCAAGCTTGGGGACTCGGATCTCCTTGGCCGTTACCTTGGCCAAGCTCGATAGCTTCTCGTCCTGGCGGATGGCGTGGCGGGCGTAATCGAAAGTGAGAAGGGCCTGCTTGTAGACTGTGGCCAGTGACACCACGTATGCGCCACGGGTTCCGGCGGCAAACATTTCGTAGAGTCCTAGCAGGGACATGAAAGGCGTTTTGCCCCACCCCTTCGCCGTTTCGAGCCATACCTTCCGAAAGCGACGGATTCCGCTGTCCCGGTGTTTCCATCCGTAAATCTGGCGGATGTGGTGGGCCTGCTCTGGCGTCGGATCGAAGATTTTTCCAAACCACTGATCTTCAAAATGCCGGACGTACTTACAGAACTTTAGCGGGCGTTCGGCTGCTACTTCGTCAAAGGTGTATTTGTCTGATTCGGTTAGTTCAAGCTGCACCCATTAGGTAGGGCTGTGTCATTCTCTTTCCATGTTTTGTATGAATGGCAAACCTTGCAAAGCGGTTGCAGGTTGGATTCGTCTAGGGGGTCGATGCCTTGGGCCTCGCACTGGCCAAGCGGGATAATGTGGTCCATGTCGGTTGCAAAAGATCGGCGGCACTGGCGGCAAATCGGCTCGGCCTGTAGCAGGTGGCGGCGTAGTCGCCTCCACTTTGGGGAATCGTATAGGGCCTTGGCTGCCTTCCGTTGCGGGTCGTGCTTTCGCCTCTGATCTGTGGCGGCTCGCACAAGTGCCTTCTCACGGTGCCCCTCGTGCT